GTCCCGTTTCCGCTGCCCTGCTCTAGGGCCACTCCGTCCGGGAGCTGCCGCCATGTTCGTGCGCTTGTTTCTGCTCGCCACCACCCTCGCCATGCATCGCCGGTCCCCCGGCGGGTCCGCCGTATTGACACGTCGGCGTCAAGAGTTCACCGAGATTCACGAACGCACCCGCGGCGTGATCGAGGGCGCGGCCAACGCCGAGAACGGCACCGGGCGCGAGCTGACGGAGTCCGAGCTGGCGGCCATCGGGGCCGACCGCGAGCGGGCCGAGGCGCTCGCTGCCGAGATCGAGACGCTCGTCGAGGACGAGATCCGGGCCGCGCGGGTCGCGGCCGGGTACGCCGAGATCGGCGGCCAGACCGGCCCGGCCGAGAACGCGGGCGGGGACGACCAGAACCGGTCCGAGCACGACACGTCCGGCACGGGCGGCGCGCACACCCAGGACCGCGACCCCGGCCACTACCGCAGCGCGGTCGAGGGCGGGGAGCACTCATTCTTCGGCGACATCGTGCGCGCCCGCGAGGGCGACGCGGACGCGGCGACGCGCCTCCAGGAGCACAACCGCGCGCTGTCCACCACCGTGTCCGGCGCGGGCATCGTGCCTCCTCAGTGGCTCACCCAGGAGTACGAGTCCCTGGCCCGGCAGGGCCGCGTGGTGGCCGAGCTGGTCCGTCACATCCCGATCACCAACCCGGCGCCGATGACGCTCCAGCGGCAGACGGCGGGGACCGATGGGGTGCTCGCCCAGCAGGCGACGGAGAACACGCACCCGGCCGAGACGGACGCGTTCGCGACGACCACCGACGTGGTCACGCCCAAGCCGATCTCGGGTATCCAGGTCGTCTCCCGTCAGATGATCGATATGACCAACCCGGCGGCGGACTCGCTGATCTACGGGGACATGCTCGCGGTCTACAACCGCAAGATCGAAGACAGCGTGACGGCGGCCCTGATCACGGCGGCCGGAGCGGCGGTCAAGACCTTCGCCAGCGACGCAACCGACTTCACCGCGGCGGCGGCCGAGGATGGCATCACCGATGCCGCGATCGCGGTATGGAACGCGCGCAAGCTCCCGGCCGACGCATGCGTGATGCGCGTGTCCCGCTGGGGTCGATTCAACAAGTTCCGCGACTCGGCCGGGCGGCGCCTCTACCCCACGGATGAGGGCCAGCTCGTCAACGTCTCGGGTCGCGGATCGGTGAAGGTTCCCGGCACGGTCGGCGGGCTCGCGGTGGCCGCGACCGACGGCCTGGGTGTCGGCGGTGCCACGTTCCCGGAGAGCATTCTCGTTTTCCGTACCGCGGACACCATTCTTTTCGAGGGCAACATGCTGCGATTCCGGTACGAGGAAGTGGCCGGACCGGAATCCGTCAAGCTCGGTGTGTGGGCCTATTCGGCCGTCATTGTTCGGCAGGCGGCCAACTCCGTTCGGCGCGTCACGATCACGGCTGCCTGAGCCGGAAAGGAATAGGCACACAATGGCTGACGAAAACGTCAACACCACCGCGGACACGACAGAGCCCCCACTGGAGGGCGGCACCCCGGAGGCGCCGCTGGCCGAGGGCGTGGGCGCCGGACCGGAGGGCGGCCCGGTCCCGGGCGACCCGTCGAGCGAGCAGGTGGCCACCGCGGCACAGAGCCACGTCAAGGGCCGCGTAGGGCCGCCGAGCATCCCCCAGGACGCGACGGCCACCCACCACACACCCAAGGATGTCGAGCAGATCGAGCCGGGCACCGTGCTGGACGCCAGCACCCCGCTGGAGGGCGGCGCGATCGCCTACGCGGTGCCGGACCCGGCCACCATGGGCGCGGGCCCCTACGGGGGCGACACCCCGGCCGACGAGTCACCGGCCACGGTGCACGCCACCAAGCCGGGCGACAGCGAGCCGACCGCGGACGAGCTGCCCGCGGGCGTTCCGCAGGCGTCGAACGCCAGCGCGTCCGGTGGACCGATCACCATCCCGGCGGGCAAGACGGCCGGTAAAGGCACGGCGACGTCGGGCGAGGCCACCACCACGCCCACTTCCCCCGGGGACTCCCCGACGTCGTCGGACAGCGCCGAGCCCACCCCTGGTGACCCGGCGGGCTCGGATGACAGCTCGGCCGAGTCGTCCGGGACGTCCGACTCGGGCGACTCGGCCGAGCCCACCACGGCGGCCACCCCGGCGCCGAAGTCGACCACTACCCGCAAGCGCTGATCGATCATGCCGTGGGCGCCGCCGTATGCGACCGCTGCCGAGCTGGGTCAGTTCGTGCGGATCGACGACGTTGCCGACGACACGGTGATCGACCTGGCGATCGAAGCGGCGTCCCGGATGATCGACTACGCGTGCGACCCCAGCCCGGGGCACTCGCGCCAGTTCGGCAAGACGGACGCCGTGGAAGATCGTTACTTCACGGCCACGCCGCGCGGCTATGGGCCGTCCGTCCGTGGTCAGTGGGTGGCGCGCCTCGACGATCTCGCCAGCGTGGTCGGGCTCGTCGTCGCGGTGGCCGGGGGCGAGAACTACACCCCGGTCACCGGCACGACCGCCCTGCCACGCAACGCGACCGCCCTGGGGCGGCCGTTCACGGAGATGTTGTTCACCGGTAGCTCGTATCCGTGTCCGCCGTTGCTGGCGGATGCGGTGCGGGTGACCGGGACGTGGGGCTGGCCCGCGGTGCCGGACACGATTCACGAGGCGTGCCTACTCCAGGCGTCCCGCCTGCTGGCCCGTCGGGATGCCCCGTTCGGGATCGCAGGCTCGGCCGAGACGGGCAGTGAGGTGCGTCTGCTGGCCAAGGTGGACCCCGACGTCGAGGCGATGTTGCGGCCCTACATGCGCGCGCTCGGGACGGTGCTCGCATGATCCTCATGGACGTCATGGACCAGCTCGGCGAGGCGCTGAAAGCGTGCGAGGGATTGCGCGTCCACCCCTATACCGAGCAACGCATCCACCCGCCGATGGCAATGGTCAACCTGCCCCGGACCTATCGGTTCGACGCGACCATGGCGCGCGGTGCCGACGATATCGAGATCCCCATCACCGTCTATGTCGGGCGGTACGACGCGGAATCCTCGCGTAACACGCTCGGTAAGTATGTCGACGGGTCCGGCGCCCTGAGCATTAAAGAGGCGATCGAGACGCACACGTGCAGCGCGTACGACATCGCGCACGTGATCGATGTTCAGTTCCTGATCTCCACCGTGTCAAGCGTCGAATACCTGGCCGCGACATTCCGGGTGCGACTCATCGGAAAGGGTTAGTCATGGCATTCGTCCACGGCAAGGGCACGGTTATCTCCGCCGACGCCAAGGATCTCAGTGTCTACGGCACCTCGTGCGAATACGAGCTAAAGGCCGAGGCGCACGACGTGACGACGTTCGGAAACGACTACAAGGTCTTTTCCGGGGGCCTCAAAGAATCCTCGATGAAGATCGAGGGGCAGTACGACGATACCGAGACGGACGGCCCGCGCGCGGTGCTGGAGGGCAACCTCGGCGAGATCACCGAGATCATCTACAAGCCGGAGGGCGCAGGCGGGGTGACCCGCACGTTCGACGGGATCTTGACCCAGTACACGGAGACGGCGCCGGTCGCGGACATGATCAAGTTCGAGGCCCAGTTCCAGGGCTCCGGCGAGGTCACGGTGGCCCCCGGTACCCCGTAATTCACCCGCCCATCGGACGAGAGGTATAGGGGCGCGCAATGGATGAGCACTACACGACCGACAACGGCATGGTGACGCTCGGGGCGCCCAGCGAGGTGACCCCGGACGAACCGGGCCAGCTCGTCGACAAGGCGGCGCTACTCGGCGGCCGGGCCTTCGGGGTCACCCCGGTAGCGATTCCCGGGATGGGGATCATCAAGATCCGCCCGCTGTCCCGGGCCGAGGCGCTCGCGGTCTATCAGCGCGATATGAGCGCGGCCGAGATGGAGCAGACGTTGATCTCCGCGGCGTGCGTGGAACCGAAATTCACCCCGCACGAGGTGGCCCAGTGGCAGGCGTCCAGCGCGGCCGGTGAGATGGTCATCGTGGTGAACGCCATTCTCGAATTGTCGGGAATGGAGATCGGCTCGGGTAAGGCGGCCTACAAGCAATTTCGACGCCCGTCCTGATATCGAGTTCGCCTTTTTCCTGGCCAAGGAACTGGGCATGACGGTGGGGGACCTGCTCTCCCGCATGAGTAATCAGGAGTTCATCGCCTGGACCATTTACTACGGCCGTCGGAAACAAGAGGCGCAGCTCGCACAGAGCAGGCGTTGACCGGGAGGTGTCAACGGATGGCGATCCGGGTCGACGTCGACGGCATCCCGCACGTGGAGGCGTGCCTGGCCGCGCTGAGCGAGGCGTCAGACCGCGAGCTGGACGACTCGTGCACCGACGCGGCCCAGGCGGTCGCCACCCGGACCCGGACGCTCATCCCGATCGGGCCGGTGGCCATGGGCCACGCCCGCAACTCCGTCGAGGTGGAGAACCGGCCGGGCGGGGCGGGCGTCACCGAGGGCGGCCCCCGGTTCCCGTACATGGGGTGGCTCGACTTCGGCGGCCGGGTCGGTCGTCGGCACTCGGTGTCCCGGCAGTGGATCAAGGGCGGCCGGTTCCTGTTCCGGGCCTACGCGGCGCACAAGCCGGACATCGAGCTGGGGATGCACGCCAACCTCCGGCAGGCGTGCCGGGAGAGCGGCTGGGACCCCCGTGGGTGAGCACACCCGCGGCCGGGTCCGCGCGGCCCGCAGCGGCCACTACAGCGCCAGCCCGCGGGGTTCCTGGCGCTGCCGGTGGCTCGGCTGGCACAAGCCTGCCGCTGACACCTGGCACCAGTCCGGGATCAACACCTGCGCCCGTTGCCGCCGGTGCGGCGCGGAGATCATGCAAGACAGCAACGGCGGGTGGTTCTAGTGGCTGTCGGCGGGCCCACCGTCACGCTGAATTTCCGCGGTGACGCTGATCAACTCAAGCGTGAGATCAAGTCCATCGGGGTCGCGGTGGCCGGGGTGGCCGGGACCGTGGGCGTGCTCGGCGGGATCGGCGCTGCCGCGTCGGCCGCGGTGGTCTCGGTCGCGGCCCTGCCCGCGGCGTTCCTGGGGATCGGCATCGCGGCGGCGGCCCAGTCCGAGCAGGTAAAGACGGCCTTTACCCAGATGAAAGATCACGTCGTCGCGGAAACGCAACGGCTGGCCAAGCCGATCGAGGCTGAGCTACTGCGGACGGCCAACTCGATCGAGGCGGCCTTTAACCGGATCGCGCCCTCGCTCGGGCGCATTTTCGAGATGGCCGCGCCGCACCTGCGCATGTTCACCGACGGGGTCATTGCACTCGTCGAGAATGCCATGCCCGGGTTCGAGACGGCGATCCGTAATGCGGGCCCGCTGGTCGATTCATTCTCCCGCGGGCTCGGCACCCTCGGGACCGGGATCGGGCAATTCTTTGCGGAGCTGACAAAGGGCACCCCGGGCGCGGTCGCGGGGATGGATGCGCTATTCAAGCTCACCCAGGAATTGCTCCAATACCTGGGCCAGCTCGCGGCCAACCTGGCGAACGTCCTGGGCCCCGCCTTCGCCCAGCTCGAACCGTCGATCATGACCGTCGTCCGGGCCCTGGGGGACGGCCTGCTCCGCATCGCGGAGGCGCTCGCGCCGCACATCGGCCGACTCGGCCACGACATCGCCGAGCTACTCGTAGCGGCCCTGGACGCCCTGCTACCGGTGGTCGAGGCGGTCGTCCCGCTGCTGGCGGAGATGGCGTCGGTGATGATGGAGGCGCTTACCCCGATCCTGCGCGAGCTGGGCCCGGTGCTGGCCGTGGTGGCCAAGGAACTAGCGGACGGACTGCGCCCGGTGATCCCCGTGGTGGCCCAGGCGTTCCGCGACATGGCGCCGGTGATCGCTGAGATCGCGCGCGAGGCGGGGCCCCTGCTGGCCGAGGTGATCCGCACGCTCGCGCCGCTGTTCCTGGAGCTGGTCAAGGGTGCCCTCGAATTGACGAAGGCGCTATTGCCGGTCATTCCGCCGTTGCTGGAAATGGCGAATAACGCCATGCCGCTGGTCGCGGGAGTGATCAACGACGTCGTGATCCCGGCGGTCAAATTCCTGGTGACGGAGTTCAAGGGCTTGATCGACTACGGGGTGAAGATCGCGGAGTCGTTCGCCCAGCTCTCCCAGCGCTGGCGGACCTACTGGGACGAGATTAAAGCGGCGTTCGCGGACGCCAATGCCAAGATCACGGCGGGGATCGACTCGTTTATGGGGCTCGCGGAAAAGGCGCGCACCCATTGGAACGCCATGTATGAGGCGATCAAGGAACGGATCACGGCGATCATCGCTGAGGTCAAGACGTTCCCTGAGCGGGTCACCACGGCGATCGGTGACCTGGCCAGCGCGCTCGTCGAAAAGGGTCGGGCGTTCATTAACGGATTCCTGGAGGGGGCTAAGGCTGCCTTCCAAGCCGTATTGGACTGGGTCAAGAATCTGCCGAACATGGTCATGGAGGCCATCGGCGACACGTCCAAGACGCTCTACAATTCCGGCGCCAGCCTGATCGATGGCTTTAACAAGGGCATGGAATCCAAGGTCCAGGACGCGCGCGCGGCCGGACACGTCGCGGTCGACGCGGCGTCCAACCCGTTCCCCCAGTCCCCGGCTAAAGAGGGCCCATTCTCCGGGACCGGTTGGACGTTCCCCCGCGGCCAGTCGCTCATTAACGGATTCATTGACGGCATTCAGTCAATGGTCCCGCAGCTAAAGTCCAA